ACCAGCACTCATAGCTTTTTTGATCCCTGCTGTTGCAGTGTCTTTTAATCCAAGTTTTGGAGTCCAGGTCTTTTTACCGAGCCCGTCTCCCTTTTTACCAAACTTGTCGAGGACTGGACTTGCTTTATCTTCAAGTCCTAATTTTGGCTTTGCACGCTTCTTTCCAAGCTTGTCCATCTCTCGTGATGCTTTCTCTGCATTCTTCCCTGTTTGCTGTAGGCCAGAAGATGCATGGTCGGAATATTCCGATACAACATCGATCACAATTTCTTTGTTTGCCATTTATGCATCTCCTCCTTCCATAGCTTTTAAAATTGCTGCAAAAATAAAAGCCCTCTCTCCTTCAGAAAGATCAAGGGCTTGTGATGGTAACATTCCAGTCCGTAAATAATTTTCTGCAAGCATAGAAGCTAACGGACTGGATTCAATTAGTTTTTTGCGTAGTCAACTACACTAACACCGCCTCCAGATAAGTTATCAATAGCATCGCTGACAGCTTCAAGCTCTCCAGCTGTTAACACCTCTTTGATAATTTCGTTCTGTGTCATAACCATATGACCAGCTTTCTTTAATCCTTCTTTCAGTGCTGAATTATCCCAGAATTTCTTTCCGTCAGTCGCTACTGTTGCAGTGTAAATCTTCCATGCCATGTAATCAGCTGTACTTACTTCTTTCTCAACGAGAGGAAGTGAAGCTCCGCCTGGGTTTGCCATATAAGTTGTAGCTTTCTTTCTACACTGTGCAATTTCATCGAAAGATAATGGTCGGACATTAAATTTAAACAATGTCTGTCCATTTCTTGTAATATTCAATGGCTGCTGTACTTCTGTTTTATACTCTGCGGCTTTTAAAAGACCCGTGATAAGGTCCATTTCATTTTCTTCTGTTACTTCGATTTTTGTTTCTTTCTTCTCTGCCATTTTGTTTCCTTTCCTATACCAGTGCTTTAATGCTATCTGGTACGCTGTTTACAATAAACTGACACTGCCTTTTGATGATCTCTCCCGGTTTTACCTCCAGAATGTTTGTATCTCCATCAGGGATACACTCATCTAACAAATATTTGCTTTCTCCGCCAGCAAGTGGCTCTGTTACACCAGCTTGAAGGCTGAATGTAGGAACTTTCCCATTTTTGATTGAATCCAACATAGGCTGGATTGTAAGATCGTCTCTTACTACAGCTTCCGTAAATGATGCTGTAAATTTAACACTGTCTGGGACACCATAAGTCTGAATATCTCCTGCCGGATGGAAGTCTACGTTTGAAAAGTTTACTCCAACGGCAAACTCTTCTACGGAGGCAAACCATACAGATGTGCCATCAACTGTGACAAATAATTTGCCATCTTTTCCAGTCATTAACTTTCTAGTATCAAAACCTTTTCCGCTCATTTATAATAACCTCCTACTGTGAAATATACTGGAACTGATAAGTTAAGTAGATCTTTTCCATACTGTCTACATCATCAATACGAATAATGAAGTATGCATAATCTGCTGCATGTGTATTATCCGTATCCTCGAAGAACTCATAAGTATCTAAGATTTTTCCTTCTCTGTTCATTTCAGCCAGTACTTTTTTTGCTTCCTGAATTACGTTATCAACGCCATCAGATGTATTGCTGATCTTTCCAATCAGTGGTTCTAATGTTCGGTTAATACGATCAAAAGCCTCATAACGAATTGCTGTTCGTTTAATCTTTTTCCAGCCCTCATCGTCGTCCTCATTTAACACTGTGTAAGTATTAACCCCAGAATCGAACCAGACCTGTCCTTCCTGTCCTTCGGATAACAGAAGCAATCCTGATTTAATCGCACTCACATACTGTTCATTTGTAAGCTGTTCAATGCATGATTCTGCATCAGGAATCTCCACATGCACGATTGATGTACTGGAATCTTTACAACCAATCACACCACCCTGCACTGCCGCTGCAAGATATCCCTCTACTCTTTCTCCGGCGGTATTATAATAACCACTACCGCAGTAAATGAAATATGGTGCATTATAAGCCTTAGCATTTGCCAGTCGGGTTGCAAGTGACTTTCCAGCTGTTTCTCCAAGCACACAGATACCTAACGCTCCGTTTGAATGAATACGATCCATATACGTTTTCGCTAATGTCTTAACATCTTCCTCAACAGTATCAAGAATCATAACGTTCCATGCGTATGCTTCAAATGCATTAAAAGCATTGCTGTAATCTTCTGTTGTAACGTTTGGGGCTGCTCCATCAGTTAACGCCTGCTGTGTAACTGTCTGCATAATTCCAGATTCCCCAGAAGCAAGTTCAGCGTATAAATACTTACTGTCTTTCATTGCTTCCACAAGGTTTGCGGCTTCATTTACACCAGTACCAGCGACAAAGCTTACTTTCTCAACCAGTGTTGCTCCGTTATAAACAGAAAGCTCTTTTGTTGTTGCATCTCCTAACTTCTGCTTTAAGGTTACAGAAAACTTTAAGGCTGTAGGATACTTTGTTTTTAATGTGACTGCATTTGTGGAAGTTGTTGTCTGTAAAGATACGCTTCCCTCTTTTCCGCCAGTTCCAAGGCGGTATAAATATACAGTGTTTGCTCCAGCACTAAATAAGGCTGCTGCTGCATCAATTGTTCCGCTCTCCATATATAAAGAATACAGATCAGTTTTAGATGTGATCTTCTGAACTTCTCCAACCGGCCCAAAGTCTGCATGAACTGGAATACAAAAAACTCCATTCATTGCGGATGCTACACCATTATTTGTGATCTGCTCATGCCTGCGGTAAACGCCTGCTCTTTCCTTCTTCTCGCCTTTTAAAAATAATCCAGACAAGTCTCTACACCTCCTTCTTTCTAAATGTATCTACAAGTTTCTTTGCTGTACTCTGTGTTGCTTCTCTAATACCAGCTTTCGCAAATGCTGTTCGGATAATATCTTCGGATACTCCTAAGACCTGTGGATTTTCTGCATACTCTTCCACAGTGTAAACAACTTCCGGCATTGCTTTTGTATTTTCTTTCTTTTCTGCCATTGTTACCTCCTAATTTATTGTAATTCCTTTTATTTCTTCTGATTCCTCGTCCATTTCTCGAAGCTTTCCGTACTGTCCTCTCACGCTTACCTGTCCATCTCTTAAAGGATCAAACTTTGTGCTGTATGCTAATTGATTTACAAAAAACGGCGATCCATCGTCCATGACAAACCGCTCCCTTTCCTGTAAATTTTGAAGCAAATTCATGATAAACTGATCTGCGTTCACATCTGATCCAGAGATCACATGAACTTTGATATTGTTTGTAAACCATGTACAAGCATATGTCGATGGGAACGTTCCAGGCTGCATAGAATCCAGTCTCGTATAAACGACAACCTCTTCATCATCTGGTTTCCAGATTTCGTCAAGTTCCGTGTGATTAATTACTGTCACATCCCAGTGTTCGTCAATGTGCTTTGCCAAAGAACCGACTGCATCCAACGGAAGATACGAATGTTTTGGAAATGCGTATGCATCAAACGTCAAAATTGATCCGCACACCTCTACGTCCGCTTGCCCTTCAATCGCCTCTTGAAACGATTCGGATTTTCTCCATACAAGAGAAATCGTTGTATCTGCATCGGTTAAAAAAACTCCTTCAAACGCCTTTTTCAAGATTTTCTTTGCTTCAAGCAAGTTTTTATAGCCTTTATTATTAAACAGATACGCTATTGCAATCTCCATTGTTCCAGAAACCTTACGTTCGGAATCATCTTTCAGATTCAATCCATAAATGATACGCCCATATTGTGAGCCATCCCATCTTGAATCGGAATCATCGGGTGCCTGATCTAAAAAGATTGCTGGTGCATTTTTAAATGAAGCTAAGCCCTCAATGCCCAGTTCCTTTAAATACTTGAAAATTATTTGTTTCACAACGTTACCTCAAAATCGGAACCGAAGATTTTGACAACCTCCGGCTCTGCTTTCTTCTTAATTGGATTGACAAAGGGTCGTTTAGCCATCTTTTTTGTGCCATCCTCCAGCCATCCAGCATATTTAACATTACTTTTCAAGCGACTTGTAACTCTGTTCCCTTCAATCAAGGTTTCATCGTTCCAATCTTGACGTAAATTACCAGACTGTGGTGCTGGTGTCTCTCCCGGTGCGGATGATCTGTTTGGAAGCCGTTTATATTTCTTTCCAGAACCGCCTTTTGACAATACTTCAAGTTCGACATTTCTAAGAGTGTTTGTTGCCATCGCACCCTTTCTAGCCATTTCTCTTTTGATACTATCATTAAGGTTCTTTGCACACGCTTGAAATTCAGCTTCTACGCCCATCGGTATCACTTCTTTCTAGCACATAGTAAATTGAAAACTGCCCTGTTCCAGCTGGGTCTTTTGTTCCTTTCACAATAAACTTATGATCGTGACAAGGATCATCCCCAAACAATAACACGTCATTCTTACTTATCTTGACTGCTGGATGATAAGAAACAATCGTATGGCTAATCGGGGACTGGTTTTGTTTCCAGATTTCCATTGTTTTCATATCTGCTTCGGCTAATATGCCGTCTATGATCGCATCTGGAGCTTCTTTTTCATTTCCCTTTACAACCATGCCATCGTCCATGACTTCTGTATCCTGCCAGTAAACACGAAAAGACTTCATGTACTGATAAGGTCTGCCAAAGGATACCATTTTCAAAATCGTCCACCTCCCGGATGATTCATCATGCCAATATAGAAATACTTTCGTTTTTCATTCTCATACGGCTTGATTCCAACGCTTGAAGATGCAATTTCCTTTTTCAGATCATCATAAAGCTGTTTCCAAAAATTCATACGGTTCCCAAAATTAAAAGAGACAGGACCAACACTGTTGTCTACGTCCTGTCCGTATTTGAACATCATGTGTTCTAGCAATTTCAATTTTGCCATTTTGAAATTATCTGGATACTGCTCTAATACAGCTGTGATCTCTTCATCGGAAAGTGCAGCTGACATTTCATCTTTGGATACATCAGTATCCGCCAATTCAAACCGCATTTTCATAACATCATCGGAATTGATATCTTCTGGAAAATAGTTATACGTCATTCTCCTCGCCACCTTCCGGCTGTTCTTCTGGTTCTTCGGTTTCTTCCGGATTAATATCGGAATCTACGGAAAGATCGGCAAGTCTTGTTTCAACTGCTGCCTTGATTCCTTTTCTCGAATCAATCTCATGTAACAGCTGTAAGACCGGTACATCTTCCTCTGTCATGGTCGCAATCTCAATTTTTGCCTCTTCCATTGTTTTCTGAATTGTGGCAAAGAACTGTACTAACTGCTGTGCGTTCACTGCAAGCTCGTGCTTAGATTGTAATAAAGGAATTGATAAAGTGTTAGTGTTAACATTTAAATCCTCTGCATACGCTCCATTTACACTCGCTACTTCTGCAATGTGTCCAGACTTCTTTAAAAAAAGAGAGCGTCGTTCATCTACGACACCCTCTGGAATAGTCTCTCCGATCTTATACCGCTTTCCACCAAAGTTTACTGGTTTTAATGCAACATAATTCATATAAAGCACCTCCTACTTGGATACACATCCTGTTAAGAAAGTTGCAAGGTCATCGGAAGTTTTCTTCATATCCGTTGCCATAAGCCCTTCGATGAACTCTGAATGTGATCCTCCTGGTCCATCATACTGTGATGTAGCCATCCACTGTCCATTTCCTAACATATCCCATGTATAAATATATCCGGCAGATGGTTCTTCAAGATCTACTTCTTTCGGTGCATAAGTTAATAATGCACTGTTATCGTCAAAGACAAATTTCATATCGGCTTTCTGGCCGATTTCTGCTGCATTATAAGTTGCATACAGAACTTTTACTTCTTCCAGACCAAGTACCGCTGCAATTACCTGCTCGTTAACAAGTGCTGGATTCGGTGTTGACCCTGAACCTGTAACTCTTTCTAAGAACTGCGGATGATTTTTGATTGCCTTATACGCTCTGTATCCTAAGCATAATTTGTTAGGATTTCTACGTCCGTTTAAAAGGATTTCTTTCTTCATCTCATCAAACTGACCTACGATGTCCGCGTTTGCATCATCAAAATGCACAAACTGTTTAGATGTTGAAGCTGTTGCTTCTCCTGTCTTAACATTTGCCCATGCATCAACATTGAAAAACTTGTTTGCAAAGACCATATCAAGGTGCAGATTCATCTGTTCTGAAACCTGTTTTACCTTTGCACGTCTCGGATCAATCGTTGCTGGTGCTCCAGTTCTCTGGTAATCCAGAGCTGTGATGTTATCTACTCCGACGATGATCTGATCTACCTCACATTTGTAAGTATCATCTGAATGAGAGAATACAGCCGGATCTACTGCTCCGAACTTAGGCTTTCTCTTTACCTGATCTTTTGCAATCTCTTCCTTGTTGAAAATATAGTAATTTCCTGTACTTGCCTGCACTGGTAGGATCGGAAAGATACTTGGTGCAACAGTCATTCCCGGTGTCTGAAAATATGACATTGCCATATTTGTTAAGTAATAGTTTGGTCTCCAGCCTTTCGCAATATCAACTGCGATTGCTGCTGCGTTGTTATGTCCTGTGTTCATTTATTTCATTCCTCCTTTATTTATGCTTCATATCCAGCATGGATGATCGCAACGTTTACGATGTCTCCTTTTGCTGTTGCTGGTGTCAGTGCCATAGCTAAGATATACTGCCCTGTTGTTGCCTTCTGGCATAACCCCTCTGCATCAGCAGCAAGGAAATCTCCTGCTTCAATTTTTGCACCAGCTGTCCACATGCCCTGGTTTCTGATCTGAACAGTAATATTATCGCCTTTGGCTACTGTCTCATTTTCAAGGACCACAATTCCTGTTGCTTTCTTTCCAGCTTCAGGAAGTTTTGCTCCATCTTTTGTTAATAAGACTGCTGCAGCTATTTTAAGATTTTCTCCAGCTGTAGCAACGATCACTGGTCTATCATTGATCGGATTGTATTCATATGTTCTGTTTGCCATCTTCTCTGTACCTCCCTTCCTATTTGTCGAACATTGCTCTTAATTCAGGATCATTCTGCATGACGATATCCTGTGCCTGTGCATCCGTTAAGTTCGGCATAGATTTCTTGATCTCTGCTACCTTTGCGTTCATCTTTGCAACACCTTCTGTATCGTCATTTCCTGTGTGAGCTCCACCAGATTTACCGATTTCCTCAAACAGACCTGATTTCTGAATTACCGCAAGGTTGTTATCCATGGATGCAATGAAGTTGTTATACGCTTCATCGGATGTTGCTTTCATGGATTTCAGAACTGGCACTAAGTCCTCTGCTTTTGTTCCTAAGAGTTCATACTTCTTAGCAACTTCTTCTAAGGACTTCTGTTCTGCTTCTTCTGCTCTCTTCTGGATTGGTTCCATGATCTTCTTCATCATAGAAGTGAAGTCCTTTGTAACACCTTCCATTGCTTTATTCACTGCTTCCTGAACCTGTCCATCAATATCAGCTCTTTTTGCAGTATCCTCTTTTTTTGCATTTGCATCATCCTGTAATGCTTTTAATGCTTCTTTCTTTTCTTCCTCTGTCATGTTTGAAATATCAAATGCCATTTCATTCTCCTTTTCTTTTTTTTCTTTGTTAATAGTTTCTGGATCACAAGATTTTTCAATGACTTCTTGCATTTTTGCGATCTCAAAGTCATCTGCAACAACAGTATCTTCTTTATCCGTTGCTGCACGTTCTAATTTGATCCAAGACTTGGATGCATCATCCGAAAATGCCTTAAACTGATCAATGCTCTGTGCGATTGCTGCCTGTTTATCCTCACACTCTTTATCGAGTAAGATTGACACGATTGACTGTTCTAGAGAGTTACAAGCATTCCAGATCTGATCCCTTACGTCATAGATCTTTTTTTCGTTCATTACATCATCAAAGTATGTTGCTTCATCTTCCATGGACTTTCTGACTTCCTCTGAATTTACTCCTAGGCTGTCACAAAATGCATTAAAGAATCGCTTGAAAAAGTTTCCCTTCGGCTCTTCTGCACCTCCTCTCTTTTTAATCAGGATATTTGCTTTCTGATCTGCTCCGATATCTACTGCATCGATCTTTTTTACTTCCAGATCTTCCAGCTTTGTCTTTCCTTTTGTTTTCATGTTTCCTCCTTCCTAACGACACTTTTTCGAGTTTTGAACACGAAAATTGCATTTTTGAAACGTTTTATTGCGTTTTTGATACGCAAAGTGCAATTTTTGATACAAAAAATAGACCAATTTGCATTTTTAACAAAATGGTCTATTTTCATTTCAGATTTCACTTAATTTTAGAATAAATTTCAGTTTCTCATCTCGGCTTTCACTTCGTCAATGATTTTCTGAATCTTTCTTTTATAGTTCTTATTCCCTGTCAGTCTTATGTGACTTTCCAAGGTTCTTAGATTTCTGGATGTTGGAACTCTTCTACGTTCCACGTTCTTCTTGATTGCGATCGCAACTCTTTTATTCCTACAGTGCGTATGGTGCAATTCAAAGCAATCAGGATTGTAGACGATCCATTCGTCTTGTCGGTGTGATTTCTTAATCTTAAGAATGCGATCATCTCCTAGTTAATTCCTTGCCATGCCTGTTGCAGCAAAAATCCTAACAGTTCCCAGATTTTGTTTTTGATCCTTCCCATGCAAATATCTTTGCCGATCTTTTCATCGTAATTCTTTGGATCAACACACGAAGATGATTCCACGATATCAAAACCATTTCGAAGCACACAACGAACAACTGTTGTTGTCTCTCCCATCGTGATTGTCTCCGTGGATGCAATAAAATCATCGACCATTTCTGGTCCGATACTTACTCCAGATGGAAGATTTTTATTATCATCCACTTTCATATATGCTTTTTCAAAAACATCTTTCGGAGACCATGATTCGTACCCATCTGGGTATACAACCTTGTATCCTGTGATCTCCTTTGTAACTGGGTTTCTCTCTGGTTCTGCCTGAATCAACTTAGCACCGATGTATTTGTCCATCATTCTTCCTCCTCGACTTCAATACGTTTCGCTTTGCCCTCAATACTGAACATCGTATAAGTTCCGTCTTTGATCTTTGCCCATACTTCATCGTCTGTGATATGGAAACCAACCCACCAGCCTTCAGGCAACGTACCCTCCTCTATACCGAGAGTTTTCATCTTTTCCTTAGTGAATATAATACTCTCGATTAAAACGCCTGCACCGCCTCGCTCGTGCATCTCTCCAGCTTCTCTGTAAAACTCAACATAGGTATATGCTGTCTGTTCTAGTTCTTCCGGATCAATTAAATCGTTCTGGCGGTCAACCAGCTGTTTTCCGTTCTCATCGACTGCAATCTTAGCCCATCCAAAGACGTACTGCTTTTCTTCGTCCTTCTTAGTAATATCTACTCGATTCAAGGACTTTCGTATACTGTCCTGTGTCTGTGCTGGGGATCGTATATAATCGTTAAAATATCTCATGCTTCCTCCTTCTTATACAGCCGATCAAAGTCATTCTTACGAACTACATTTAATCGACCGACTGAATCTTTTACAACATAGTCTCCTATTCTTGCAACAAGTCTGCTGCCTTTATATCTCCGTGCATTAAAATAGATCGTACATCCAATAACGGAGATTGCTCCGTCACGCTGTGCACGATCTATCATAATTTCTTCGGTATTCATTTTCTTAGCAAGCCAGTCAGGGGCGATCATCTCAATATCGGGTGTGATCTGCACTGCCTGAACTGTCTGCTCTATTGCTTTGTACTTCATCATTCTTCTTTCTTTGCATATCGTCCAGTTCCATTTGCGTAATGGATTCCGTCACAGATTTTCATAGTTACTTCTAACATCCCTAAAGGTTCAAACTGCCTACGAATATTTCTCGGAATTGTCTTATCCTTTAACCATTCATGCATATCGTCCAGTAATTCAAACCATTCTTGTTCGTGTTCTGATACATCCATATCTTGTTTCATTAGCTGATCGAATCTTTCTTTTAATTCAAGATGTTTTTCCATTTTCTAAAGCCTCCATCCAGTGCGATACCTTCTGATAATCTTCAATATTTCCTGATAACATCATTTTATCATAGATCATATTATTCAGCCAGTCATACCTATCTGGTAACGGAACAGAAATAAGCTTCATTGCAAAATCATAATCATTTTTAAATAACCCAGCAACTTTATTTATATTTCTTAAAGCTTCTGTCATATGATCGTACTGTGATTCAAGAATTTGTATATTCTCTTTCTTGCTAATCTCCTGTGCTGCAAACTGTACCGAACCCTCTTCCATGTTCTCATACTGTTTATACATTTTACGATCATATTTTGTAACTGATCTAGCGTGTAACTGTTCATGTAACAAAATATGTGGGGCTGTTTCATGTCTGGTTATAATATCTCCGTTCCACTGGATACCATAAACACCAGAATCATCATCAACTACGACCTTTCCACTCCATGAGCTTTCAAGATCAAGATGTTTGTCTGCAATCTCTGACATTTTATTAGCATGAGTCTCTATTTCCTCTGTGCTGTACTCTCGCAGTTCATCTTCTTCTGTTTCATACGCTGCAGCCATAGATTTTGAATTGACATACATAACACAGCATTTACACCTCGGATGCAGTGGCGGAAGCAACTTTCCTGGAGTGAATTCTTCGTCCATTCCAACAACTTTGCCGTTCAGTTCTCTACATGTGCTGCATGTATTCTCACTGTCCGTGGCAGACCATTTTTTATCCTGTGGTGGCAATATGCCTTGATCGACAAGATTCTTTATATGCTGATATCTGCCATACTCATATGCAAACGCTCTTTCGGTCTGTGCGATCGTGACGGCTCTTTCTCTTAGCCTTTTCTCTGCATACTTCATTTGCTTATCTCTCGCCATTTTCTCGATCTTCTCTGGACTTGTCCTAGGATGTTTCTTAGTAAGCTCTTCCTTGATATTCTCATAGTATTTCATAGCCGCTTGTGTCTGTGGCTTCGTTAAACCAATACAGGGACGGATAAACCTTGCAAGCTCATCTGTTCCCATATGTTTTCTTATTCCGATATCGATCATTGACTGAATTGCATCTTTCTGTACTCTTGTACAATTCGTTACAAGCTCAGCTGTGTGCTTTTCCAACCAATCAGATACCGCCCAATGATCTGCATCAAATTTATATCCAATGTCTATTCCTTTGTGCTGGTTTTGATTTTTAGCACCAGCTTTCATTGCTTTAACCATCTCTGGTGCAATCTTATCATGAACCAGTTTTGAATAATCCTGTTGCCATTCTTCTACAGATTTCTTGGAGATCACACCAGCCTGAATAGCTTCTCTGATCTCTTTAAATGTAAAAACCGTCTGCTGATCCTTCCAATACCTGACCAGCAAGCGTGTTAATTCTGGACTGCTGCTATTAAGAAACCTCTCTAATGCTTCTTTCACATCATTTGGCTTCATCGATCCACGCTTCTTAACCTTTCGGAATAGGAACATATAATCAGCTCCTTCCTAATCGTTTCTTGGCTTCCTGTACCTTTCCATCATCTTCGACAACGTCCTGATTATTCTCCGGGTGTACATTATTTCCCTGTGATCCAAGATCGTTTGTCTGCTGATCTTCTCTGTCAGGATCAATGAATCTTTCATCGTTAGCTACCTTTGGTGGCAAATTACCAGCCTCTCGAACATATGTTTCCAGTTCATCGTCAGGGATCAATACACCAGTGCCAACCATCGTCTGGATATACTGTGCTAATTTGTTCATGTCGATCTTTTCAATATCTCCGTGAACCATCTTCGGGTAGTCTGTGATCCCCTTGAAATGTTCTCCGTTTAGATCAATTAATCTTGGGATCGCTTGGTTATTAAACGCTTCACAGATAATGTCAAGGTATGATCCAATCGCTACAGCAAATAGCTCTGTCTTATCATCGGACAATGCAAATGATCCAGTGTGTTCATGCCCCAACAGTATAAAATCCGCAAGCGTTGTCATTGCTATGCGGCTATCATAACGCTTTATGATCTCGTTCGTATCAATTTGTCTGCTTCCACCTGTGGAAACAAGCTCAAACTTGAATCCCGGTGGTAACACAATACCAGCACTCTTGTCTTGTCGGATGTTTCTTACCAAACTATTTGCCCATGCCAACATTCTTGATCCTTCCTGATCATCTGGATTGTACAGGTCAACACCTTCCGGCGGTGTAACCATCGGTATACCGGCGAGGTCTCGTTCAATCCCGATTCCTTCAAACTCCTGAATGCCTTTCTTGAAGTACCAAGAACGATAAGCATTTCTAAGAATACTTCGCCCTTCTGGATTTCCTTTTCTGGATCTGGTCCTGAAATGGATTGCCTTTTCCAGTGGTATCGTATAAAGTCCAAAATTTGGCGGTGGCATCTGGGTCATTCCAATAAGGTTATCTTCATCGTCGTACTCCCATTGGTATAGAGAATCCTGTGATCGGATAGGAAGTTTTCTCCACCCGATTAAACCATCATCATATTTACTATTCGTCTTAAGGTTTCCTGTTCGCCCTGATCTCCTCTTATATACGATCTCATGATACGACCAGCCGTATGTAAGAAATGATAGGATTTCAGAGACTGTGTCAGTCCATGTGTTCTGCATATCATTCATGCAAGATTCAACAAACTCTGCTGCCTCTATGTCCTTTTGATCGTTTCCCTGTGGCTCTACGGAAAACTGTGCTTGTCTAAGCAATGTATCTAATGCAAATATAATCGCACCGATTACATCATCGTTAGACTCCATTTCCGTATATACTTTTACTCCTCGTTGACCTCTCAACTCTGGAAGAAATTCTTCATAAAAGCTACCGCCCCACCGATTTTGACCGATGCGACCAATTTCATCATACAATGCTATTTCACCTCCAATAACTATCTTTTGTTCCAATAAGTGACGTTGGAACACTGATTGGTTTAATTTTGTTTCTGTAGCAAGATAAAACAACAGCATCTGCCCGGTCTGGGGATTCTCCAATGCGTTCTTTCATTGCTTTTTTCGATTCTAGTCGTATCTTTCCCGATGAACTAAGATCATATTTTCTTGCACTCAATTGTGCGATAAGTTCTGTGTCATTTGGTAATATTGTTTCTTTTTCTTCTAACATGTCTCTTAATATGGACCATGCATAAGATGTGATATCATGATATTTTTCTGCTGCTTTCTTGTCTGGAACGGCAGCAGAAAAATTAACCGGAACAATCACTACACCAGATAACTTTCCCTCCGATTTTAATTCATTCAAACGATCTGTTACTCCGCCACCAAGACCAGTATCATCTATGATCACATATATTGTTTTTTTATATTTAAACTTTTCTTTGATATTCCTACACTCTACAACAACATCTCCTACAGTCTTCATTAGGTCCTGCCCATGTCTGATCTTTTCTAATGTGATCTTGTTATTCATATTCCTTGCGATCACTGTATCATCGTCGCCAAAGCGAGCCACATCGACTCCTAAAGTACAAATATCAGCTGGTGGTATCTCTTCCAAGATGATTGATGATTCCAACATTTCCAAAGGCATATAAACATCATCATCCTGTTTAGGAAACAATCCTTTTACCCTGACTCTGACAACATTACTTTCTTCTCCATATTTTCTGATCAGAGAATCAATGTTGTCTTTATTAGTTCTTTTAGACTCTGCGGAATTTACAGTAATGCAATAATATAATTTACGATCAGATGTATGACTGTCATAAAATGTACCGCTTGCTTTTGTTGGGTTTCCACAAAGCAGCAGTTTATTATTTGCTCCTGTCAGAGTACCTAAGATTGCTTCCATGATCGGATCTGCAACACCAGAAGCTTCATCAATAATGAACAGCATATTATCCTCATGGAATCCTTGCATATTTTCTGGAGTAGTTGCTGTTCTTGCTACTGCATACCAGCGTTCTTTGCTGCCAATCATAGATATTTTTGTTTTGGTCCACTGTAGTATCTCCTTCAATAACGGAGATTTACTTTGCCACTTTGAAACCTCTGCCCAAAGAACATCGTTCAACTGGTGTAGCGTTGGGGCTGTTGCTACAACTCTTGCATTCTCAAAGCAGCTTAAAAACCACAGCAGTGTTGCAGCTTCAAATCCTGTCTTTCCAACACCCTGTCCAGATTTGATCGTTACTTTTGGATTATCTCTTAGAGCAAATGCTGCCTCTTTTTGCCATTCATCCGGATAAAAGGAAAGAACTTCTTCAAAAAATTGAACTGGGTTCTGCTGCCATAAAGGAATACTCTCTACAAGGAAATCATGTAATACTCTATCATCCATCTGATTCCCTCGCTTTTTTTACAGCATCCATCCAAGATTGAACTGCATCTTCTCCTGTATCAGTTTCACTGTGTCTGATTTGTTCTGTCTTAGCTCTGATCTGCTCAATCTTAGCTTTCTGTTCAACTGTAGCAATATCCATATGATCTGCAAGCCATTGTAAAGCTTTCATCTTATCAACCAGCTTAATACTCACTCC